GCAACTGGTAATACATATTCACCACAACCAGGATTTAGTACAGAAATACCATATGATGATCAGTTCTATCTTGCTTCAGGTGCTAGTAATTCAGGATCATATGAATTTCAAACAGCAATAGCAAACCCAACACTATTAAAGTTTACTAGTGCATCTGATATTGGTGGAAGAAAAACAACAACTGGTGGTCAAGCACAATATGATTATAGTCAAGAATGGGAATGGTCAACTCCTGGTTCTTATAGTATTAATACTAATACTATTACTGGAACTCCTGATCAGTTAATTTTTACTGTATGTGGTGGTGGTGGATCTGGTGCTGCTGGAAACTGGGCAGGTAATGATGGTCAACCTAGCAGTGTAACAGCAGGAAGTGCATTAATTGTTACTGCTGGTGGAGGTGAAGGAGGAAATGCTTCTTCTGGTGTTACTGGTGGTACTGGTGGTCTTGGAGGAACTGCATCTGAAACTGGTAGTTTAGATCCAACAGGAAGTACACCAGGAAATGCTGGTCAACAGGGAGCAAATGATGAATATCCAGAACAGACTAATTCAACAAATCCAGGTGGAGGTGGTGCTGCTGGAACAGCAGCAGGATTTTATAATGCTGGAGCAGGATCTGCTGGTGATAGAGTATTATTAGGTGGGTTGAGTGGTTCATTTGATAGTACTCTTACTGCTGATGGATCATTTGATTTAACATCTGTACAAGGAGGATTGATATCTGTTCAATTCACACTTAAAGGTGGAAGAGGTGGAAATGCATGGAATAGAGGAACAGCTAACAACTGGTATAATAATCCAGCAGCATTAGTATGGAAGTTGACTAGAAGTAATGGAACAGAAGTTACCAATTCACTTACTGAAAAAGGTAGTTGGGTACAAAGTAGTAATACTAATCCTGGTAGTGGTTGGACAACGCTTATGAATAACTATGGTATCTACAAAACATTACCTGCTAATAATGTTGACGATCCTTGGGCTGGTTCATGGCAGACACATAGTACTGTAAAATATCTTACTGCTGACACATATAATATTAGGATAGAGTCTGACAACTATGGTTGGATAAAGATAATAAACGCTACAACAGGTGATCCTAATTTTGGTGCAATTCTTATTGATAGAGAGATACAATATAATGTGCAACTTGCAGGACAAGGTGCTGAAGATATTTCTCTTACATTAGCTACAGGTAGTTATATTATAGAAACACGTGTTAAGAATGCAGTTGTAGAAGGTGATGGCACAGCAGACAATAACATGGGTGGATATGGTGCATTAGTTACATTAAACCTTGATCCTGGTCAATTTACTGATTTTAAATCTGCACCTGCTCCAGGATGGAATGTTATTGTTGGTAGTGGTGCTAATGGTAGAAATGGTGGAACTAATTCTCAAAGTGGTAATGGTGGATATGGTGGAGAAGGAGATGCTAATGCAAACTCTAATTATGTTGGTAGACATGGAGGTGGTGGTGGAGCTTGCACTGTATTAAGAAGAGGTACACAAATCGTTGCTGGAGCTGGTGGTGGCGGTGGTGCTGGTGCAGACGGAGGAGAAGATCCTCAAAGTGATGATGCTCAAAGTCCAGGACAATCAGGTGGTGCATATCCTGGTGGTGCAGGAACATATACTGGTCTTCAACAATCTTCATCTGGAACTATAGGTACTGGATCTGGTGGTACTGGTGGTGCATATGGTTGTGTCGGTGGTGGCGGTGGAGGAGGAGGCGGTGGTGTCTCTTCTGGTTCTACTCTTCCAGCAAATCCACCGCCTGGTGGTGGTAGTAATTATGGTGGGGGTGGTGCTCCTGGTGGACCAGGTGGTACTCCTGGTTCTTGGGGTGGACACCAAGGTGGTAAGGGTGGACAACAAGGTATTTCTGAATATAAGAGTAATTATTTCTCATCTGGTACATTAGCAGCACATGACGAACAGGATGGTTCTGCAAGACTTCAAGTATCATATAATGCTAATAAATGGACAGCAGCTGGAGGTGGTGGTGGATCAGGATCACAATGGTATAGTAGTGTTAGATGGGATGAGATAGGATCTCCAGCAACAATTAATGTTGTTGTAGGTGCTGGTGGTGGTAGTGTAACTCCAGGTGGAAATAATACTGGTTCAACTAGTGCTGCTGGTGATGGATATGTAAAGGTTGGAGTTGGAACTATTATTGGATATGATGGAGGGGTAACAGGTGAAACTACAGGTGATGTAGTTGAGTCTGGATCTCAAACAGATACAATATTTGATATTAGTATTAATAGTAATGGTACAGGTACTGGTACTGGTGGTAACTTCAAATTACCATCAACACAAGTACCAACAGTACTATTCTTAGGTGGTGGTAAATCTGCTAATGGTACACCAACTGCTACTGGATATGATCAAGCAAATACTGGTCATGCTACGGGAACAGTAACAGTTTCTGCTGGTGCAGTAACAGGAGTTTCTCTTGCTACTACTTCTGGTACTAATACAGGATACACAGAGCAACCATATGTATACTTATTACATGGTGCAGGTGGTGGAAGTTGGATTAATACTACATTTGCAGGTGTTTCAGTATCTGGTGTAACATTAGGTGGTAGTGCTGCTCCATATACAAACTTCTTGAAGTTTGGTGGTGCAGGTAGATCTACTAATAGAGATAGGTGGGCAGTATTAAAATCACAAGATACTAGTGCTGTTAATTACTTTGGTATTAAAGCAGCAAGAGGTAATGGTGTTAATGGTGGTGATGTACCAGAAGAAGGATTGAAAGTAGAGTATCAAGTAGCAGGTTCTACTAGTTGGGTTTATATTGATACTATTATTAATCCAACAGCATCTAGAACTGATCCTCTTAGTGGTATGATTGTTCCTGCATGTGGAACAGGTCAAGCACATGATGGTACATCAGGTGATACTAAATGGTATACTTATGCTGTTGCATTACCATCAGCTGCTAAAGCACCAGCTACAAAGATTAGATTATATCAACAAAGATCAGTACAAGGTGGTACTGATAATGATGGTGATGTTGACCATTATGGTATATGTGAATTCATATATTTTAGAGAGAAGACAACATCATTGGTATTTGTTCCTTCAGCTGGTTCTATTAAGAGAAATACTGTTGATTTCTTAGAATATAATGTACAAGGTGAAGTTGGACCAGGTGTTACATACAGTTCTGGTTTAGGTTGTAGTGATGCTACAATGACGTTGAAGTCAACAACTAAGATTGAACCACAAGCAACTATTGATCCAGATTATCATGTACCTCTGATCACACCTTACGTTACTTGTAAGTACTTAATCAAAGCATTCTAAATACTAATGGAGATACAATAGCACAATGGCAAGCGAACCAGTATTACAAGTTGAATTAAATGTTATTGGACAGGAATTATCATATAATGGTACACCTAAACCAATACCAGCAACATATTGGACTGACACGTTAGTTCCTTTGATGTACCCTACATGGGATACTGATAAGGATAAACTAATTTCATTCTATTATTATACTAATGGTACATACACTGCTAAACGCAGAAAGTATGTCATGAACTTTAAGACTAATACTAACGAATGGAAAGACTATGAGATGGAACAGGTGTCCAGTTCTGTCGCTGACACATTCAAAGATAAGTTAATTGAAGGATGGTATGCTATTGATGCCATTGAGAATGTTGAGTTCCAGAATGAACTCGGTGCAATGTATGCAAAAGCAAATGCTATTTCTCCATTATCAATAAGACTCGCAAGAGATTTTCTATTAACAGAGACTGATTGGTCATTAGGTCCAGATTCTCCACTTGATGCTGATGCTAAAGCACAGTATACATTGTATAGGACTAAACTTAGAGATATACCTGCAACAACAGAATTCTCCACTAATGTTGAGGGTACTAAGTTTCCTATCTCACCTGATTTTTATAATAAAATATACAAGACTGAGAATGCTGGTAAGGATTACTTAGCAACAGATGATCAGTTCTTGCCATTAGCAAGTCATTATCTCAAGAGATATAGAGATAGAATGGCACATTACTTACTCACCAA